TCTGCCTAACTGGCGACTCACCTCTTCCTTCACCAAGTGGGCAATCGCATCGCTGGCAGGCTGGAGGACGATCTCGCCCCTGTTGTCCAAGATGCCGTTCACAGCATCCTCGAACGCGCGTGCCGTACGACACCCAACCCCACCCGGCTTGAAGCCGTCCAACAGTTCCCGGATCGCACGCTCCACGTCGGCGCTGCTGTTACCCTCCATCCACGTTTCGATGCGGTCATCCAGTTCGCTGTCCGCCCACCCCACAACGGCACTCGTGACCTCTTCGTCGGGTATGTCTAGTGTGATCTCCATTATGGAGTCTCCTCTTCTGTGTCGGTCCCCTCAACAGGGATATGATCTGTCTCGTTATGGCTTTCTGCATGCCCGAAGGCATCGCATTGGTACTTCGCTGCATCAGACAGCGGAGAACACATGCACCAGACACACTCCACACGCTCGTTGTCGTGAGAGTTAGCCCACTGGTGCCCTCTGTTTGTTCGTGGCCCTATCCTACCCATGCCTCCTTCTCTCTTTCCGGGGCGTTACCCGCCCGCCCTTGGTCTTCATGTTGTGCGGTCGCTTACGCTTCGTGCTCATTTATTGCCTCTCTTGCTCGTTGTCTCAACTCGGCCATCTCCTCCTGCCACTCCTCCAAGGTCTGACCCTTGGGGGCTTCCACCAGCACCATCTCATGGCCCTCGCCTACCGTCTCCACTACCAGTTCGTAGCCGGTCAATGTGAATAGGTCGTGCCATTCGGCAGCACACCCAGAGCAGGTAACGGCCTGCCGTGCCTCCGTGTGGTCAAATGAACCCCGATGGGCGTTGATCTCGGTGCTTCCGCAGACCGGGCAATAGTTCGGGTCATCTAGATAAGTCATCAGCAGATCTCGAATCCGCCACAGTCCCGCAGGAACAGCGCAAAGTTTTGCACGCTCTGCCGGTCCGTCTTGTACCAGTCATCCTTCGGTGGCTCCGGGAAGAGTGCATAGATCGACCCCACGGACTCCCTGATGGACTCGCCATCGTTCGCTATCCACTGGTCGACACGCCCATCCCACAGCGCATCCCACAACACACGCCCCAACAGGCGCGCATCATGCCCACACAGGCCATCCCCGTCGTTGGTGTGCGCGTGTTCCACCTTCCCCGCAATGTCCGGGGACAGATCCGCACACATGTCCCACAAGGGATGCCACCCCCACACGTTCTTGCGGAAGTAGGCACCCACCTCCGTGGTTGGCGACTTGCCATACACGTCCATACCCATTATTCCTTCTCTCCTTCTGGGCGATCATCGCCCGTTAGCGGATGGTTAGCCAGCACGTCTTCCAGCAGATCGTCAACCGTGGCTAGATGCCTCGGCACCGGGTTGACCTTGGGGGTAGCCACCCAATGCAAGATCAGCCACGCCCAAATACTGTCCGGCAGATCCTCAGCGAAGAACGGATCCTGCAACGTGCCCCGGATGCGCTCCGCCAAGTCCGGGCGGATCTCATACAGAGCGTTGAAGAACCGCTGACCCTCACGCCAGCGAATGAACTCCTCGCCCTCCATCTCCGAATCACGCACCGCCGACCACCACTGCATCCCGCAGGCCGGACAGTTCACCAGATGAATAAAGTCATTCAGCGAGGGGTCCCAACCCTCCTGAATGAGATCGCCCCAAGAAAGGTCGTCGCTCATAGTGCAGCCTCCGCGTCCAAAGCCCTGACCTTCTCCGTACACAGATGCGCCTTCTCGTCTGGCGCGACGTAACAATGTGGGCACAACGGTTTCCCGCCCAGCGTCACGTCAGGCGCCGCAAACTGCGGCGCGTCGTAGGGCGATACCCGCGTGAGTACCACCCATTTCTTTTCACCCATGACAGTTCCTCCTGTCAATAGTCGACTGTTACGAATCGTCACGACGCGAGGTACTCCGCCGTAGCAGCAGCCTGCGCTGCTTCGACCGCCTCCAACTGCGCGGCCGTGTAGCAGACCACCGGACCGTCGTCCGCCTCAACACGAGACGGCCAGTACCGCTTGCCCGTCTGCACCGGAACTATCCACCGAACATCGCGGGCTGCGATGCTGGCCGGTATCGGCTTGCCGTTGAGTGTGACCAACGGTGTCTTGTTGTTGCTCATGCTTCACACCTCCTTGTCGTTGGGGGGAGTCCCCGGTGACAAACCTGCTGGGGGAAGGATTCCCCCCGCTTCCACCCGGTGGGTTACCTGAACCGGACGAATAGCGAAGTTTACCACAGTTGTCCTACTGCACCAATAGAAGTACGATGAATACGGGACTCTAACAAATACTAGCGCCACGGCTAAACCCACACTAGACGCCACCACACCCCACCACTAAACCCACACTGGTGGGGCTGGCTTTGCGCGGGCGCGCGCGCGCTGCGCGTGTGCGCTAGCGTGCATGCGTTGCGCTGCAACGATCCGACCACGGCCCGGGAGACGCTTTCGGGAGGCAATCCGGGCCAACGCTCCGGTGATATCAGAGAGTCCAGGATTCCTAAAGTTGTTGCGGTGGGTAGTCCCCAACCACAACTACGGCTAGGGTGTCGGTTATGCCATTGGCAGGAACCGGACCGGAATGGTCCACCGAAAAGGTGCGCGAGGTTGTCGACGATGCCCCACGGGGCCGGGAAACGTATGCGCTAGCGGTCGCCGACAGTCGAACCCTTTTCTCCTTGATCGACGACGGGCAACACACGACCCGCACCGGTCCGGTTCCAACTTCTCCGTGCGGATGTTTCATCCCACGAAGCGAAGCCGACGAGATTCGTCGGCTCATCAAATCGGTCCGAGCCACGTTGGCCCGGGCCGGGAAAGGTCAATCATGACCGCAACACTCACCACACTCCTCACGTCTGCTGAAACGTGGTGGACCTCCGGACCGGGAGCCCCGAACTCCTCGGTCCTCCGCTACGGCCGACCCGGCCGGGCGTTCCATCTCTCCGCCCTACTGGGTCTGGCCGGTGTCCGTGATCTGGACGCTGGGCGCAAGAGCATTATGGAAACCTCGCCGCACATCTTTTATGACGGTGGGGGTATTGGTGACCTTTGGCGCAGGTGGGCTCCGATGGGGTGCGCTTGGGGACTCGCTCCGGAACACGGCCGGGACGCTCTGACCAAGGCGGGCGCCCTCAACCCGGAGAAGGCTTACGACGCCGTCGGCCTACTGGTCGGGCTGGAAGACGACGACGCCAGCCGGGCGGCGGCACCCATCCTGCGCCAAGTTCTGCTATCGAACTCTGCACCCCTACGGGCCGAGGCTTACGGCCTCGTCGTAGCCATGTCCGACCTTGCCGACGCTACCGAGTGGCCGAAAAGCCGGACCGACCGTCGCCGGGCCATCCGCCTAGCGTTCCGCACACTGGTCACCAACCACGGCCCAGCCGGGGTGAAGGTGGGCGCAGTCCTCGCTAGCGCCGAGGAGGAACAGGCAACGAAACGGGCCAACGCCCAGAAGACACGGCGCAAGGTCGAACAGGCTGAGGCAATCAAAAAAGGAGCCGACCCAGTAGGGCAGGCTTTCGCCGTTCTGAGCAAGTGGATCTCGGACGGCATGACCGAAGCACACCTTCCGACACCACTCCCCAAACTGGGCAAGGGGAAGAAGGCGGTCACTGCGACCCGTCGCAACGTGTACGAATACCTTGCCAAACTGGCGCCCGAGCATCTCGCCAAACTGGACAAGGCAGCCGAGGCGGCTTGAGTGTGACCACCCTCATCCACTGGGACTCGTTCGCAATGGGCTTCTCAATCATGCTCGCCATAGCGGTGGCAGCGTTGCCAGTCAGGAGGCGCCGTTAGTCACGACACGCAAACAAAACTGATCCCTTTCGTATGGGGACAAGCCCGGCGCCCAGCGCTGGGCTTGTCTCCGTTTTGGGGGCACAAGCACAACGACCGATGGCTAAGAGACAAGCGCAGCGGTCCGGCCGCTAAACCCGCACGCAAGCCGGTCCCGGCCGGGCCTGTGGGGTCACACCTTCCCCGGTGGTCTGTGGTGTGACCAGAGCGGGATCCGACCAGCGTTTGCCCGGGGCGTCTGCCAGCATCGTTCGCCGGACGGCTGGAAGGATAACATGCATTATCTTGAACCGGGCTAGGGTACAAGCGTTCGAGAGGGGCACCCCAAGGGGGGTGCCCACGTCCCGCCAAGAGTATGTATAGATATGGAGGGACGTGGCGGATCAACTCTGGCGGAGTGTGATCCTTTCATGTCATGGTTTCATGGCCCCCCCTATTACATGGGAGCGTTGTCCCGTGTTTGCGCAGGTGAACGTGGGGGTCACAGGTGGGACAGTTCGGGCGGGTTTGGTAGGAGGTGGTGTTGTGCCGCAGAATGGTGGTGGGCGTGGCTGGAAGGTTGATGAGGCTACGGGGGAGTACATTATGCCGCCTAAGTGGCTGGCGCTCATGGAGTGGCTGTTAGAGGGTCCCGATAGGGATCCTGCGTTTCAGTATGAGTGGGCTGCTGCGAATGGGTTGCATGAGGATTCGGTTCGGCGTATGAAGCGGGATGTGCGTTTTGTGCGGGAGTGGAATCGGCGTTGCGCCGAGTTGAACATTCATCCTGAGCGTACGCAGTCGGTGATTGATTCGTTGCATGCTGCTGCCGTGGGTGGTAATGTGCAGGCTGCGAACTTGTATTTGCAGTATACGGATAGGTTTACGCCGCGTCAGCGGTTGATTCAGGAGGAGCCGGTGGCTTCGGATCTGTCGGATTTGGAGTTGGCGGATCAGTTGGAGGCTCAGGTGCGGCATTTGAGGGTGGTTGGTGACGATGGGTAGGGTTCCGGGTGGTTTTGGGGCGCAGGATGTTATGGGTGTGCGGCGTCCGTCGCGTGCCGTAGACTTGACTGCCGATCAGCGGCGTGCTTTGGAGCAGATGGCCTTGCAGCAGCAGGAGCAGGCAATGTTTGAGCAGGCGGGTTTGGGGCGTGCCGATGAGCCGTATAGTGATCCGTTGATGGGTGCGTGGAACAAGGTGGTGGAGGCCCGGATACCTACGGATAGGTTACCGGGGTGGGATCTGCCGTTTACCCCTCCACAGTTGTTGCCTTTCTCAACCCCGGCGCAGGCGTTTTTTTCGGGTGGCCCGCAGGGGATGGTGGAGTGGATGAACACGGCGAAGGAAATGGGTCAACCGGCTATGCCGAGGGATGTGGGCGTAACGGGGGAACATGCCAATATTCCGATTCCGCTTCTGCCGAAGGCGCTGGGAGTGGGTGCCGGGGCGGGGTTGGCCGCTAGGAAGCCTATTGCGAGGGCGTTGCGGCGGCTTTTGGGCAGCGGGGATGAGGCTGTCTCTGCTGTGGCCCCTGTGGTCCGTGAAACTACGGAAGCCGCAGGGCGTGCGAGTCGGCAGACCTTCCGAAACGTGGATGATCTGAGTGACGCGGCGCAACCGGCGTGGGAGGGAGGCCCGACGTTGTATCACGGCGGGGGACAGGACATCAGCGCCTTTACTCGCATGGACCCCGCAGCAGGAACGTCGTTGGGTGGGCGTTCCGCGATGGGAGATGCGTTGTATACGACGCCTAATGTGCCGTTCGCTTCAAGATATGCCAATGCTCCCCAGCGTGCCGCGACCAAACACGCCGAATACTTCGGGGGTCCCCCTCCCACTCCCGTTCCGGGATTTGTTCATAATGTGAAGTTTACCGGTGAGGGTGCGCTACCGGGTGGCAAGCCCAACCTGCTGGACTATGGCGCTGTGGGGGTGGCTGATGATGCCAAGCGGGCTGTTATGGGAACGCTAGAGCAGATGGATGATTTGTTGGGCGTTTCCGGCACAAGATTGTGGACCGATGCTGAACTGGCCCCGCTGATGGAGAAGTTGTTTAATCCGCGTGCGACCTTTGCCGATGTCCACGGGTTTGCCGATGCGGCAGTTATAGGCGGATCCGAGAGTAGTTTGCGAGGGTTCGTGGAAATGGTGGCAAAGAGAAACACGCCTGACTCGGCTCTGTGGAACGAGAAGGTTTCTACCGTTATGAGCCGCCTACGGACCCGCCTGAGGGATGCCGGTTACCACGGGTATGTGGCACCGGAGGGTGGTGGGTTCCACATAGGGCAGAAGGGGTGGCACGGGGAAACAGCGGAACCCTTTGGGGGCGCTGTTGCTTGGTTTACTCCCGAAAGGGATCTTACGATAGTGGGGTCTGCTCGCCTTGGGTCCTGACCGTAGACGACGTTTGGAAGCACGAATAACTGCTGGCGCTGGCAGGCGCCGTAAGGAGCGTGCCGATTTTGCCCGTTCGGGGGTTGTTCCGTTGTGGTGGGGGACTGGTGGCCGGTTGCCGAGGAGGGATTTCTGATGGCTCGCCGTACTGTAAATGCTCATGGTGTGCGTGGGGGTATGCGCCGTCAGACTCCGTTGGATCGTTTCGATGAGGCGGTCGGTGAGGATGAGCGTATTGCTGCGGGGTCGTTCAACATGGATCCGGGGATGCGCGCCCCGGACGAGTTCACTGATGTGACCTCTGAGGGGTATAACGAGTGGGCGAAGCGTGCTGCGGAGCGTGGCGGCGCCAAGGAGTATGCTACTTCCGTGGAGGAGGAGGAGGCCGACGCTGAGGCCGACGAGTTGCGTGGACAGTTGTTGTTTGCGTTGGCGGCGTTGGGTCTGGGCGGTGTGGGGGGCAAGGTGGCGAATCGTATGCTGGGTCCGGGTGCCCGTCCGGGTTTGGGGTTGGGTAGCCGTAATCCTAGTCGGGCGGAGTGGAACGCTATGAAGGGGGGCGGGACGACCCCGCCGTCGAATGCGTTTCGGAGGGGGACGCTTGGGCAGGTTGGTGCGGAGCGAGGCGTGGGACGGACTTTGTTTGGTACCCCGGCCGCTCGTCAGGCTGCTGCACGGAGGGGGATAGACGCGGGAAGACACCAAATAGACGACACTCTTGGCGTGTTGGATGAGGCGGCGGATGCAATGCCCCTTGCGCGCCTGCTGTTTAGTCGCCCCGTTAGCGGTGCGGGCTATTTGGGGGCCACAACCAGCCCGATGGTGCATGACGTTGCCCGGAGGCGCCGGGGATGACCGGCGGGTTTGCAGTAGAAGCAACCGAAGTGTACGATCCAGCCATGGACGGTATAGGATGCGCAGAGTGCGAGGACTGGGACTATGATCCATTCCACGATGAGAGGGTTATGGAATGCGGTCTGGAAAACCCTGAGGTGTGCGAATCATGCCAATAAGACACTGGGTGATGTGCAGCACGATTGTGATCCTATTCGCGTTTATTGCCTTCATGGTCTGGGGTTTGGGTCGGACGTTACAATCGTTGTTCGACTAGATGAGCGCCCTCTCTGAACTACGCCGAGAGGCGGAGTGGCGCCGCTGCATAGCGGACGAGCGGTTCTTCTTAGAGAACTACTGGCATATCGCCCACCCGGCTCACGGTCGCATTCTGTTCAACTTGCGCGGTGCGCAGTCGAACGCGCTGAACCACTGGGATGAACATCGGTACAGCCTGACCCTCAAAGCCCGCCAGATCGGGTGGACTACGCTGGTGGCCGCGCATCAGTTCTGGTTGGCGTTCTTTCACCCGGATCAGAACATTATCGACCTGTCTCGTACGGAGCGCGAGTCGGTGTTGTTGTTGCGGAAGTCGAAGTACGGGTTTCAGCATTTGCCGGACTGGATGTTGGAGCGTGGCCCGGAGTCCTTGGTGGAACATCAACAGAAGATGGGGTTCAGTAATGGTAGCATGGTTACTTCGATGCCTTCGGCATCCGATCCTGCTCGTGGCGAGTCAGCATCGTTGGTTGTGGTTGACGAATGGGCGTTCCTTCCCAATCCAGAGGAAGCATGGGCCTCAATAGAGCCGGTTGCTGATGTGGGAGGCCGTATTATTGGCCTCAGCACGGCGAATGGAAGCGGAAACTTCTTCCATGAACTGTGGGTGGGGTCACAGACGGGCACGAACCGGTTTGCTCCGATGTTTTTCCCGTGGTCTGCGACGGAGGATCGGGACGAGTCGTGGTATCAGTCGAAGAAGGAGTCTATGCTGTCGTGGCAGTTGGCTCAGGAGTATCCGACGACGCCGGAGGAGGCGTTCATCAAGTCGGGTAACCCGGTGTTCGATTTGGATGTGTTGGAGGACATGAGGCAGTACGAGGAGGAGGGCCAGCGCGGGTACCTTTGGGAGCCGTACGCTAGGTCGGTGGAGTTTAGGGCTGATGCTCACAGTTTGGCGTGAACCGGTCGCCCGGCAGGCGTACTGTCTGGGGGTTGACACTGCGGAGGGGTTGGCCCATGGGGACTATTCGTGTATTCAGGCGTTGGATGTGCGGTCGGGGGAGCAGGTCGCGGTGTGGCATGGGCATATTCCGCCGGACACGTTGGCCCATGAGGTGTTTCGGTTGGCGTTGTGGTACAACGATGCTTTGACGTGTGTGGAGTCGAACAACCACGGGTTGACGACGATCACCCAGTTGCGCCATTTGGGGCATCCGAACCTGTTTAGGAAGCGGACGCTGAATACGACGGTTACGCGGGTGTCTCAGGAGTTTGGGTGGAAGACGACGAGAACGTCGAAACCGTTGCTTATCGACGATCTGGGTATGGCGTTGCGTTCTGGCGAGTTGAAGATCCACGACCGGTATACGGTGGCCGAGTTGCGCACTTATGTGCGTAACGAGCGGGGGACGATGAGTGGTTCGCCGCACGATGATAGGGTGATGGCGTTGGCGTTGGCGAATGAGATGCGCCAGTATGCGTTTATGCCTGAGTTTGCGCCGAAGGTGGACGATTATTGGACGATTGACTGGTTCGCCCGGATGGTAAAAACGGAGGAACCGACCGATTCTCGGATCGGTTCGCACTCCATGCGTGGGACAGTCTGATCTTAGTGTGTAGACAACTGTGGAGGATTCATGTCAGCAGCAGGTAAGTTCGTTTCGCATACCAACGGCACTCGTACCGTGGATGGCGCTTCGGGCACGAACAACAAGATGGAGCGTGGTGGTTCTGTCGTGGCTAACCCGATTTGGGAACCTGCTGCGCCGAACTCGCCGAAGCAACGGTTCGACGATCCGAAGTACGCCCAGTATACTGGCGCCTTTGGTGAGGTTTCCGTGCGCGAGACTCCATTCAACCAGCATGGCACGACGGGTAGCGTTGAACCCGGCAAGCCACAGCCGGACCTGAAGGGTCATAACGCTGCACCACACACCAAGCGCCCGTAACTGTGGCTGTCCTCCCTCGGGAGGCAACCTACGGGGAGTTCCGCGAGTATGTGGTGGGGCTGCGTGGGGTGCTGTCCTGTGCAGAACTGGATGAACTATGGGAACGCCGTCAAAGGCTGCTTGGACTCGGCTTCGTAACTGGTCGGGGCTACCGGTCCACGCTACCTCCCGAGGAGCAGGACATGACTCGGGAAGAGCGCGGCCGGAAAGCAGAGCGGCACGCCCGTTCGCAGGGGCGTAACATTGAACGGTTGCCGGACAAGGCGATGTTCTAGTGGCGCGTAAATCCAAGACGGAGCGGTTTGAGATAGCGCAGCGGAGGTTGCGTGCCTCTGCCCGTTGGCGTGACGAGATGGGCTATGACAGCCTGTGGCGTCGCATGAACGACCTGTACCGGGGCAAACATTGGCCTCGTACCACGGCGTCCACGGAAGACATGATCGCTGTGAATCTGGCGTTCAGCACGGTGAACGTGATTGCACCGTCGGTGTCGGTGAACCACCCCAAGGTGGTGGTGTCCCCGACGAAACCGGAGGATCAGGATCGCGCCGCGTTCGTTGAGGCTGTGGTCAACTATCTGTGGCGGCATCACGACTTCAAGAAGCCCTTCCGTCGCGCTGTCAAGGACTTTCTAGTTTTCGGCCACGGGTGGGTGAAGACGGGGTGGAAGTTCTTGGAGCAGGAACGGATGCTTGGCGACGCCGAGCGTGAAGACTTGTTTGGGGAGGCTGTCGCTGAAACGGACGTGTTCGCTGCGGAACGTCCCGATCTGGCATCGGGGTTGCCGACGGACAGTCAGATTGAGGCCAGTATCCCGGAGACGGCCATGACGGTGGTGGAGGATCAGCCGTTTGTGGAGCGAATCAGCCCGTTCGACATGTATGTCGATCCGGAGGCGACTTGCATTGAGGATGCGAAGTGGATCGCTCAGAGGATCACACGCCGGTTGGAGGACGCCAAGTCCGATAAGCGGTATAAGGCTTCGGCTAGGAAGCAACTGACGGCCGATTCGATGATCTTCCCGATGTATGACAGCGCGGAGCGGCAG